GGACTTCCTTCTGCATCTTCTTCAGTCGGAGAGATCCCCATTGGTTTTTGATATTCTGAGCCGTTGCGGTTTCGCTAGCGACCGAAGCTCCGCGAAGGATATCCGAAATCCCTGTGATCTCATAGATAACTTGCTTAATCCGCTCCCGATCAGTAAAGAGGTTCTGTGCTGTCGTTGCCAGTTCCTGAAGCGGCATAAACCACAGCATCTTATCAATCGAGCTGTTATCCGGCATCGAAGCCATGTTCTCAACCGGCGTGAAGGTGTTATCCTCCGCCATTAGGACCTTTCCAATCCCCTCAACCGCAGCGTTATACATGCCACGGACTTTCATGGCTTGGATAATGGCTTTTAAGCGACGAGTGATTTCATTCAATTCCTTCGCCTGAGCCTTATACTGCTCATAAAGCGGTGTAGGAACCAAAGTCGTGATTTTCCGCATGAGATTGAGAGGCTTCGGGACGGGGAAAAAATTCACCAGTTCGAAGGGATCTTCCACATGCTTCAGCACCCCGTTAGGGTAAATCGCGGAGATGAAGAAAGTCGATCTGGTGTTCTTGTCCCAGATTTCATACACCTTGGCCAGTTTTACACCGGAGCGCTGTTCGCGAGTTTCGGTCTTATCATTACTTTCATCCGCATCTTCGGCAAGATTCTTGAAATCAATCCCTTCGATGCCCTTGAAGTTCGACTTAACTTCCGCCTCCGTCATGTCCCACTCAAAGCCGATCCATGGAACCTTTTTCCAAGTCCGAGCATAGCCGTGGATGAACTTATCCCAGCGGACGGTTTCGGAAAACACACCCTCACCATCGTAGTCTTCGCCAGCTTCGTATTTGAAGCGGTTTAGCCCTCGATTGGTGACGATTACATCAAGAACTGAGGCTTGCATACCCTCATCAAAGCTGTCACAGTCGGAGCTCTCGGCTTCCAGCATATACTTCAGCAGACGGGTAGAAACCTCAGCCGCAACCTTTGCCACCGGATCAGGATCTTTATACTTCCGAGTTACAATCGGAATGGGCTTGGAATTATAAAGAGCCGGTTGCAGGACTTCGACATTCGAATAAAGGATATTAAACGGCACCCTTTCTGGATGCTTAGCTTCATAAATATCTACGCTCTCCTGCCCGAGCTTCCGATACGACTTCTCCCTTCGAAGTGCATCCGCGATCTCTGCCATCCACTTCTTGTGAAAATCCTTTCCTTTATCCGTCCCGTTGTGCTCAAGCATTTTGAAGTTCCCTTAATATCCGAGCCTGTTTTGTGCGCTCGACAAGTTGGTTGATAGTCATTTCGCCTGGAAGTAGAGGCAAAGTCAAGCCCTGAGGTATTGAGGGCGGGGCTGGTTTCCATGGACGGGACATACAAGCGTAGCGGAGTTCATCTGCCGCGTGATCTTCAGCATCAGTATCGAGATCCTCTGGATTTTTCTCTTCGTGCTGGAGTGTAGGTAGGGTGCGGATGGTATCCTCGCAAGAGTCTGCGAAATATAACATCGGGACTCCGTCAATACCAACAAGACGCTGGCGGATAGCTTCCCACCCCGGCTGTCGTTTGTTATCTGCTCGTCTCCAGCGGCATTTAGCCATGCTTTCGGCGATGGAAGGCCCGCCGTTACGGATGAAGATTGAAGGATCAGCGACTGCATAGCGAATACGCTCTTTTTCCTCCCATTTTAGGAGTTCGTCTTGGACTTCCGTAGCTGTCATTTTTAAGCCGATGTTTGGGCCTTTGGCTCCATACCATTCACGATATTTGAAGATAGCTCCATGAGGGAGGGGATTTTCGCGAGGCCAGAGTCCGTCGCAAATAGCATACCAGCCGACTGAAAACGGGCGGGCGGAACCCCAGTCAAAAGCTCGAAACCGGATAGTCTGCGGGGTGGCGGAAGATATGATACTAGCTGGCTTGACATGCAGCCCTTCGTCAAACTCGTCAAAGAACGCACCATCTACAATATCCCAATTGCCTTCAAGCCAAGCCTTAACCAGCTGCTCGGAACCGGACTGACGCAGACGCAAGACATAGGTCGGGTCATTGCGGATAAGTAGGACATTATCTCCGAGTTTTGACGGAATAAATACCCGCTCGAGTTTGACAGTTTGCTTAACCCCTTCAATTTCAATCTCACACTCTTCCGCGATGACTTTAAAGCCTGTTTTGCACGGATCGATGTAACGCTTCTTCACCCAGTTATGGCCAGGACCTCCCGGATTACCAGTAAGGCGCATACCAACGGGGACACCGCTGCCAGAACGAAGAGTAGCGCGAAGCTTGTCGATAGGACTTGGGCTAGGAAAGTTAGTAACTTCTTCCACATAAACTCGGGTATAGTTGTGGCCTTGGTATTCCTCAGCATCTGAGTCTCTTTCTAGGTAAACGAACTTCAAACGAGCGCCATTTGCCATCCGCCACTCGGCTTTTTGTTCGTTATACTTCCCCCCGAGTTTCGGAAAGATCTGTTTCGTGCGCGCGATAACCTCCGCCAGCTGCTTGAATTTCCGCCGGACAAAGATACCGATTGCAGCTTCTCCATACTCGGAAGAATGCTGCAACCAGTCGCCGATGGAACTTTCAGTCTTCCCCCCGCCGCGAGCTCCGCCGTAAAACACCTCGAATATCGGGCACTCAAGCAGCGCGGTTTGAGGGCCAGGTTGAGGCGACCAGAGGACAGTTTGATCGTTCATAAATGCAGCTTCCCTGTCAACACTGCCCAGACGGTTGTTACAGCTCCAACCAACCAGCCAAGTGTCGGGGACTTAAGGGCAGTTTCGAACATGGAAGCTGCGCCCTCCCTCCGCTGGTGCGCAGTCTCCAGTGTAGCAACCCTCGTTGCCAGTGCGGCTATCAACGACCCATGATCCCTTGCTTCCATCCCTATCACCCGATCGCGGATATCAGTAACTTGCCCCTGCATCTCCGACATATGTGTCTGCACTGATTGGACAGAGGTAACCAACCCGCGGAGTAGTTCAGCGTTTTCCAATCTTATCTGCCTGTCTGTAGTGGGTTGAGTCACTCAAGATCTCCATTGAAAGCCTGGTTGATTTTTGCAGCGACTATCACCGCGAAGGCTAGGCTTGCGATGAATGCGGTGAGGATGCCGAGGATGGTCATGCGAATATAAGCTGCCGCCTGCGTCCAATCGGTGCGGCTCCTGACATTGCGTAAAACTTGCGCGCCATGCTTAGCGACGCTGAATAAAAAGACCACGGCTCCGCGCTTAGCTGTGATATTTCCTGCGCTGACAACTGCCGCTTCCACATATTCAAGGCGTAGTAATCGACCAAGTCGGCGGTTTCTGTTCCAGTCGCGCCCAAACGGAATGCGCCGGTAGTAGCCCCTCGCGTTGGTCGTGCAGCATTGCTGGCAATCCGGTTGCCGTCGCGCCAGATTTCCATGCCCCTAGCGCCAACCGTGAAAAACCAAATTGAAGGAACGCCAGCAGTCCAAGTTTGCCCGGCGACAGAAAGGCGAGTTGTTCCAGAAGAAACGCCACCATAATCCCAATAGACAGTGCCGTCACTAAATGGGCCGTGGACACTGCAATAAGATGTGCCGCCAGTCGCGTTAGGCGCAAACAAGCGACTGGCCCTGTTGGTAGTGTCCCGCTTTGCGTAAATGACCATAATGGTGCAGTCGGCGCGAGGCAAAACTGCGGACGTTGGCAACAAGTCAATATAGGCGCTTGTTTGCGTCAACCCGTAACCAAAGCCAAACTTGCCCGACGCTTGCGCTAAGGTTCCCGACTTAGGACAATCGCGCCCGCGATACATATCGACCATTGCGCCATTGCCAGCCATGCCCGCGCACATCAAATCTTGCGCAAACGGCGTTTGCACATCAATAGGTGTGCCAATTGAAGGTTGGACACGCATTAGAGCGCCGTCACCTTGTCGATACGACTTTCGACGGTCACAGCTTGGCCGGTGTTTCCTGACGCCACCAGTCGAATATACCCAACGCCTTCCGGCAAGCGAACACGATAATGACCAACGCTGCTATTGGTAGTGTCGTGAAGGATAGACGTCAGTGTATAAGTATTTGTTCCGCTGCCATCGTCTGCGCGATCAATACGAGCGGTCAAGCCAACAGTAGGGCCGGAACCGCCATTTGTCACCTTAATCCAAATTGTGCCTTCGTAAGCATCAGTCACGTTAATCCATGAACCTGTGGTCGTTCCGCCCGCCGAATTGCTGGTTGAGGCTAAAACCTCTGCTGATGATTTGGTCAAAGCCATTAGAGTGATCCTTTTAATGTGAAGGTAAAGCCTACCGCCGTGTCAGGCGTTGCATTTCCGAGAACTTCCAAAACATCAGTGCCGCCGATAATCTCGACGGTCGTGCCGGTTGTCGCGAAAGTGACCGAGCCACCGCTGGAAATAGAGATTGAACCAACCGTTGAGCCGTTCTTGAGAACCGGCATGGAATAGGTTGAAGCTGGATTGGTCGAAGTGGTTGCGGCTTTGGCTGTTGAGCCTGAAAAGTCGTCTGCGAAAGTGACGGTTTCACCGCTGGCGGGTGTCCAAGCCAAAAGCACCTCGTTTGCGCTTGGGGTTGTGCCGACTATTTGAAAGGATGGCGTTCTGAAAGCGATCGCATCAACATAAGCCTTCACCGCCTTTTGCGTGGCTACCCGGCTATCGCTGTTTGCGGCTAGGGTGGTATCAGTATCGAGGTAAGTCAGCGGCACATATCGCGCATCTCCTTCACCCTGAGTCAGGTAATCTTCCCCGCCTTGATTCAAATCAGTCCCTTGGGACTGCAAGACGATATTGTCGATGTAAAAGCCAATAGAACCCCCACTGTTGGTGATTCTCAATTGATTGACTGAAGTCCCAGTTGGCAAGACGAACTGCGCCATCGGGATTGCGACTAATTGGTAAGCCAGCGTCGTGGAATTAAACCCCCAATAGCCTGAGGCGATAGTCAGCGGAATACCCTTCGCGACCCCGTTCAAATACCACTGAACGCGAAGAACTCGCCCACTAGCCCAAGTCGCTTTCGATCGAATAAACATCGAAAGGTTTGCCACACCGTCGAGGGTGAATGGCGCACCGGCTTGCAGCGACACATACGCATTATTCGCGACAGCCGTGCCTTCGATGCAAGTCGTGCCTGAGTATGGATTATTCGTGCTTGCAGCGTTGAAACCGGAGCCGGAAGTGGAGGAAGTCCACTCGGTGTTTTCGAGGTAAATATTGGTATTAGTGACCGTGCCCGGAGCGGATGAGGCTGCTTCTACAAAGACGAAGGTTAGCTTGATCTGCGTGGCGAACTCTATATCTGGTTCAGTCGGAAGAGCCGCAGCTGTGCCGGTTATATCGCCTGCGAGTCCGGCAGAATCGAGGTAGATAACGTCTATTCGGTCATTAGTAGGATCAGCGGAAGCGAGGGTTACGGTTTGCTCGGCTGAGGAGTAGTAAACTCCATTAATGATGTAAGTCGCAGCAGATACTCGGAAGGTGTAGCCGCTCTCCCAGAAAACTTGCCCGCCGGAAATCAAGCCGCTGTCTGTCCCTGCCGATAGGCCGAGTTTTGCGCGAGCTTCAGCAGCATCAGCAGCGGAAATAAAGTCTTGCGAGAACGCAGTGTAGTCGAGCAAATCACCATTTATAAAGTAATTCAGCGCATCGACAGAAGTCGCGTCAAGTGCGTCGATATTCGTGAGGTTTTGGTTGTTGAAATCAAGCTCAGCCGTTGGAGCTGATTGCCCGTCCTTGGTAAAAGCCAGCGACATAGCCGTTGCGATATCATTGATAATCGCGTTGAAGTAGTCACTGCGAATTACCTCCCCATTAACAGCAGGAAAGGTCGGCGGAGATGGCGGGGAATAATTCCCTGTTCCGTCAAAAGGCATGATTAGTCCTCAGCTGTTTGGAGGGGTGAGGGTTGCGCCAGCGGATCACGGGTAGCGGTGGACGAGAAACTCTGATGCTCAATCGTCTGGCCTTCCCCACCTCCATGACTCTTCGCCCAATCGGTGGAGTTTAACGCCTTCGGCGGAAGCGCGACAACGAAGTTATTCTGCACATTCGTTTGACTGCCTGACTTTGCGCCAAAACCCAAAGCCTTTGAAGTAATATCAATCGCCTTCAGCGCCACATCGACATTCTGTGTCAGAGCCAGTTTTTCGCCGATAACATCGAGCGCCTGCATAGCCACCCCTGTCATCCGCTCCTCAATCGTCGCTACGAGAAAAGGGTCGGTGAGCTCCTCCCTCCGTTTAGCCAGCGCACCTTGAAAAGCATCGGAGCCGATGATCCGGCAGA